TAGAGAACTTAGAAGAGGTTGTAGTGGGTCAGACATATGTAAAGGACACGGCACTTAACTTTTGTAAACAACAAAATTTAAGAAAAACAATGAGTGAGGCATTAAAAATCATTGATAAAGGAGATTTTGAGTCATATGACAAAATTGCGGATATGGTTAATACGTCACTACAAGTGGGAGCTACAGACGATGATATCGTTGATATATTCGATGACCTTGACAATGCATTAGATATCGATCCAAGAATACCTATACCAACAGGTATAAGTGGATTGGATGATCTTTTAAAAGGTGGTATTGGTACAGGTGAGTTAGGTATGATACTAGCACCCACAGGTGTTGGTAAATCAACTATTTTGACAAAGTTTGCTAACACCGCAGCAAACACTGGTCACAAAGTAGTACAAATATTTTTCGAAGATACTCAAACACAAATTAGACAGAAACATTTCACTTGTTGGTCTGGTTTTAGTTCTGACCAACAGACTGAATCACCTGATATGAAATTACAGACAATCGCGAAGGCACGTGAATGTCAAGAAAGAGAAAATTTTGGTGGTTTAAAAATCATCAGAATGGAAAACTACAACACCACTGTTAGTGATGTTAAAAGAAAATTACTAAAATTACAATCACAAGGATTCAAAGCAGACTTAGTTGTTATTGATTATGTGGATTGTATGATTGCGGATAGGTCTAAAGGATATGATGAAGAGTGGAAAGGAGAAGGGTCAGTTATTAGACAATTAGACGCAATGTGTTATGACTTAAATGTGGCGTTATGGACGGCATCCCAAGGTAATAGAAGTTCAATATCTGCGGACATTGTGAATGTTGATGATATGGGTGGGTCAATTAAAAAGGCACAGACAGCACATATAATTCTTTCAATTGCAAAGAGTTTAGAACAAAAAGACAATAAGACGGCTAATATGAGTTTAATTAAGTCGCGAGTTGGTAGAGATGGAGTTAACTTTAACAACTGTAAATTTGATAACGAATTTATGGAAATCGATGTCACGGAACAAGAAACCTTATTGGGTCATCAAATGAGGAAACAAGAACAAGGTATCAACCGTGCTGCAGAGATTTACAAACAAACTCACAATATATAATCATTAACCTAAATACATTAAAACATGACTGAAAAGATTTTACAAGAAAATCCTGGACGATTTGTCCTTTTCCCTATCGAACATCACGATATATGGAAATATTATAAACAACAAGAAGCATCCTTTTGGACTGCGGAAGAAATAGACCTAATGCAAGATGTTAGCGATTGGTCTAATAAGTTAAATGACGATGAGAAACATTTTGTTAAACACGTTTTGGCGTTCTTCGCAGCATCTGACGGTATTGTAAACGAGAACCTCGCAGAAAACTTCGTAAATGAAGTACAATATACTGAGGCTAAGTTTTTCTACGGTTTCCAAATTGCAATGGAAAATATTCATAGTGAAACTTATTCATTGTTAATTGATACACTTATTAAAGATAAGGATGAACAAAATAAGTTATTTAACGCGGTCGAAACAATTCCTGCAATTAAGAAAAAGGCGGATTGGGCACTTAAATGGATCGAGTCTGATTCATTTGCGGAGAGACTTATTGCATTCGCGGCGGTAGAGGGTATTTTCTTTTCAGGATCATTTTGTTCCATATTCTGGCTCAAAAAACGTGGTTTAATGCCGGGATTAACCTTCTCCAATGAACTCATTTCGAGAGACGAGGGGTTACATTGTGATTTTGCGTGTCACCTATACAACGAACATATCTCTAAAAAATTAAGTAAAACAAGAATTAAAGAGATTATTCTTTCTGCATTAGAGATTGAAAAAGAATTCATTCTTGAAGCGTTACCTGTTAGGTTAATTGGTATGAACTCTGAACTAATGTCACAATATCTTGAGTTTGTTACTGATAGATTATTAGATTCTTTAGGTGTAGCAAAACATTTTAAATCTGAAAATCCATTTGATTTTATGCAAAACATTGCATTACAAGGGAAGACTAACTTTTTTGAGAAAAGAGTAGCGGAATACCAAAAGGCTGGTGTCAATAACGAAACCGAAGAGGACATAGATTCTGCGTTCGGGGATATGGATTTTTAATACGGGTAAAGATGAAAGTAAAAAAGAGAAATGGTTCGTTAGAACAAATGAAATATGATAAGATCACAAGAAGAATTTCTGCATTGTGTTCTGATCTAAATTTAGATTACGTAGATCCAACGTATATTACCTTAAAAGTGACTCAAGGAATATATGATGAAATAACCACAACAGAGTTAGACACATTAGCGGCGGAAACCGCAGCGTCTATGACGACAACTCACCCCGACTATTCAAAATTAGCGGGTAGGTTGGCAGTTACTAATTTACATAAAACCACACCTAAGAAATTTTCACAATCTATAAAGGAACTATATTCTTTTATAGAACCAAGAACGGGTAAAGAGTCTTCATTAATATCTGAAGATCTTTATAATTTTGTTATGAAAAACAAAACCGCAATTGATGGTGCGATTGTACAGGAAAGGGACTTTGATTTTGATTATTTCGGGTTTAAAACGTTGGAGAGATCTTATCTTTTAAAAATTAGTGGTAGAATTATCGAGAGACCTCAATACATGTATATGAGAGTTGCCATGGGTATATGTAAGGGAGATATAGATATGGGTATTAGAATATACAATGATCTATCACAACATTTCTATACACACGCTACACCAACCTTATTTAATGCGGGTACTAGAAGACCACAAATGTCTTCTTGTTTTCTTATAGGAAATAAAGGTGACGATATAAATGCGTTATTTGATACTGTTAAGGATGTTGCGAATATTTCTAAATGGGCAGGTGGAATTGGTTTACATGTACATGATGTTAGAGCTAAAGGTTCATATATTAAAGGGACTGGTGGAGAATCCGATGGGTTGTTACCGATGATGAAGACATATAATGAAGTTGCGAGATGGATTAATCAAGGTGGTAAAAGAAAAGGTTCTTTTGCTATCTACTTAGAACCATGGCACGCGGATGTATTCGAATTTATTGAATTAAGAAAAAACCATGGTAAGGAAGAAATGAGAGCAAGAGATTTATTTCTAGCAATGTGGACTCCTGATTTATTCATGGAAAGAGTCAAACAAGATGGTGAATGGACATTATTTTCACCTGATGAGGCACCTGGATTGTCTGATGTCTACGACTCACCTGATTCTAAAGATTTTACAGAGTTGTACGAAAAGTACGAACAACAGGGTAAAGGTAGGAGAGTTGTGAGAGCAAGAAAATTAATGGACGCAATATTAACTGCACAGATTGAAACGGGTACACCTTATATGTTATATAAGGATTCAGCCAACTCTAAGTCTAATCAAAAGAATTTGGGTACAATTAAATCTTCCAATTTATGTACTGAAATTATTGAATATAGTTCACCTACTGAACAGGCGGTCTGTAATTTAGCATCAATTGCATTACCAAAATACATCGTTGATGGAGAGTTTAATCACGATCTATTATATCAGTATGTTTATCAAGTTGTTAGAAATTTGAATAACGTGATTGATTTAAACTTCTATCCAACAGAAGAGACTAAGAGGTCTAATCTAAAACATAGACCGATCGGTTTAGGAATACAAGGATTGGCAGATGTTTTTTGTAAACTTAAATTACCTTTTGAGTCTGAAATTGCGGATACATTACAAACAGATATATTCGAAACAATATATTTTGCGGCGATGACTTCGTCTAAAGACTTATCCTCGGAAGTTGGTCCTTATGAATCCATTTCAGGATCACCTATTGAGAAGGGTATATTTCAATACCAAATGTGGGGGTTAAAGGATAAAGACCTATCAGGAAGATGGGATTGGAAATCACTTAGAAAGGAAGTAGTAAAATATGGTGTGAGAAATTCACTTTTATTAGCACCAATGCCAACGGCATCGACTGCACAGATTTTAGGTAATAATGAGGCATTTGAACCATTCACTTCAAACCTATACTCAAGACGAACGTTAGGAGGGGAATTTATTGTAATTAATAAACACCTTGTGGAGAGTTTAATGGAGAACGATTTATGGAGTGATGAAATTAAAAATAAACTTATATTAGAGAATGGGTCCGTACAAAACATTCCCGAGATTCCTGTAGACGTAAAAGAGATTTATAAAACTGTTTGGGAAATGTCTCAAAAAACTTTATTAAATATGGCAGCGAAAAGGTCAGTTTTTATTGATCAATCACAGTCATTAAATCTTTTTATAAGTAATGCGACCAAGGCGAAGTTATTGGCGGCACATTTACATGGATGGAATTTAGGTTTAAAAACAGGAATGTATTATCTAAGGACAAAATCTGCGGTTGACCCACTTAAGGGATTAGGTGTGAGTACTACAAGGACTCAACCAACAGAACAAAACACTGAAGATAATAATGAGGTGGATGAAAAACCTAAACCAAATGTTACATCTAATTCATTAATAAGTGATAATAAAGAATTACAAATGGTTTCACAACCTACAATACGACCTGACGACTCACCTTTTGAGTGTGAAGGGTGTGGTTCTTAATCACTTTTTTATTATTTTTTTTAAACCCACCGTAATGGTGGGTTTTTTATTTACAACCATTTTAGTATTGAATATATTTATTAGTATGGCAGTAACGTATGGAATTGACTTTCCTTTTAGAGAAAGTCTCACAGGAGATTATTTAAAAATGACTACAACCCCTGAAAAAGAGGTTAGAGGGAATCTTATTCACCTTATTCTTACTAAAAAGGGTAGTAGATATTATTTACCTGATTTTGGGACTAGGATATATCAATACATCTTTGATCAAAATGACATGGTTACATTCAACTTAATAGAAGAAGAAATAAGAGAGGGGTGTAAGAAGTACTTACCAAACCTTGACATAAACTCAATAAAAGTAATTTCCTCAGAAGATGATTCTGACCCCGTTACAACGGTAGATGAAGAGGATGATGAAAGATTATTTAGACTTGCGGACGAATCAACTAAACCATACACCGCAAAAGTAAAAATTGATTACACAGTTAATAATGGTGCGTTTTCGTCATCAGATTTTATAATAATTAATATATAAGATGGCAAAAAAAATATCATACGCTAAAAGAGACTTCGCAGGATTAAGGGAGGAATTGGTTAATTTAACTAAGGACTTTTATCCCGATTTAATAAAGAACACTAACGACGCATCGATCTATTCGGTGATGTTAGATCTTAACGCCGCAATAGGTGATAACCTACACTACCACATAGATAGAGTTTGGCAAGAGACTATGTTAGACTTTGCACAACAAAGAAGATCACTTTTTCATATTGCAAAAACATACGGTATTAATGTACCGGGTAATAGACCATCGGTTGCGTTGTCTGATTTTTCAGTAAACGTACCTGTAAGAGGTGATAAAGAAGATGAAAGATATTTGGGAATACTCAAGGCAGGGGCACAAGTTTCAGGTGGAGGACAAACGTTTGAAACAATAGAGGACATTGATTTCTCAAGTCCGTTCAATAGTAAAGGAGAACCAAATAGACTTAAAATACCAAATTTCGATAGTAATAATAAGTTAGTATCATACACTATCACTAAGAGAGATGCGATAGTCAATGGGGTGTCAAGAGTTTTCAGAAGAGTAATAGGGGCACAAGATCAGAAACCATTCTTAAAATTATTTTTACCTGAACAAAACGTGTTAGGTGTAACGTCAATAATTCATAAGGAAGGAACTAACTTCACATCTAATCCATCGACATCTGAATTCCAAAGTGAAAAAAATAGGTGGTATGAAGTTAAGAGTTTGATGGAAGATAAGGTATTTCTCCCAAACAAAACTAAGTCCTCGGATACGGATAACTTTACTGCGGGAGATTACAAAAGAGTAAGTAATAAATTTATTTCAGAATATACACCTGAAGGTTATATGTCAGTGACTTTTGGTTCTGGTAATATAGATCCATTAGATAATTTAGATTCATTTAACGATGGTACGTTAAAAGTAAATTTAGGTACATACCTTAACAATCTTTCCTTAGGTGCAACTCCAAAGAAAAACTCCACAGTCTTCATAAAATATAGAGTAGGTGGGGGTAAAAACAGTAATCTTGGTGTTAATGTCATCAATAGTGTTGATAATGTTGAATTTAATGTAACAGGACCATTAGGAAATATTAATAGTCAGGTAATACGTTCACTAAACGCTACCAATGTTACACCTGCAGTAGGTGGGGCGGACCAACCAACAATTGAAGAAATAAGAAATATGGTTGGGTATAATTTTGCGGCTCAAGATAGGGCAGTAACACTTAACGATTATAAAGTTTTAATAGAGACCATGCCGTCTACGTATGGAGCACCCGCGAAAGTAAATGTGATGGAGGAAGATAATAAAGTTAAAATAAAACTTCTATCCTATGATGATGAGGGTAACTTAAATGACACTGTATCAACTACA